CTTGTCGGTGTGAGCTGCGTTACTCTTAAACTAATTACTTTACGAGCTTCATTAGCTTCGTAGAAAACCAGAAATGAAGGTAACCCAGCTAAATTAGCTAGAGCTTCAGTAGTCGTAGTCGCCTTCCACGTTTGGCCCCGATCAAAACAAGTCTCGGCTAAATACAACGGAGTTTTACAAACCTTGCAAATCCCCACCGCATCCATATCAATCATGTAAACTTTATTCTCTCTGCACCACTCCGAATAAGGATCTCCAACATTAAAATAGTTATTTTTAAAATCTCCTCTAGCCAAGTTCTGCCTCCATTATAGCTTTTCCGATTTCTCTTGCGATTTGTGGAACGATTGAGTTTCCGAGTGATTTAATTCTGTTGGCTCGATCTTTGTCCAATTCTGTGGATACCCCATTAGGAACTCCACAAAATTCGGATTGAGTTTGCCACCAAGATTGTTCTTTGTTTTTACTACTCCACAAAGATATTTTTTCTTTGCCATATATTTCTGGCTTTTGCTGCCAAACTTTCCACAATCTTTCCATTCCGAATTTCTTGGTGTTGGATACATTGTATGAACTACTTGAGTTAGAGGTGGCTTTTGACCCCCCGATGATTTCTTTCTTGGGTTCTTGAACTCGTACTGATCGAATGTTGTTGGAGTTGGATACATCTTTATTTCGTTTAAAAGATTTGGATAATCGTTTATTTGTTCCCATAAATTGCCTGGAGGAACTGTATTTCTGCCTATGCTTTTTCTGTATTTCTTTTTTTTCTCCATCGCTTTTTTTGATCTTCTTAAATTGATCGTTGTTGGAGTGTGCAATAATCCATACCCTTTTTCTTTGATGCCACGCACCGACACCGCTAGCTGGAATAACAAGACTTTGCACTTCGAAACCCTCGCTTTCCAAGTCATCGTGGATCTGTCTGAACACCATGCCGTCTTGGATGTTAATAATGCCGTCAACATTTTCGCCAATAAACCATTTGGGTTTTTGCTCGGATACAATTCTAATAGTCTCATCCCAGAGGAAGCGATCATCTTCTGTTCCTCGTCTTTTTCCCGCAACGGAGAAAGGTTGGCACGGGAACCCTCCAGTAATGACATCTGCTTTGTATCTTTCTCCTTTGACATTTCTTACTTCATCCTCAATGGGTATATTTGGAAAATTCTTTTGTAATACTTTTTGGCAAAATTTATCTTTTTCAACAAAAGCAATAGTTTTAAAAAATCCCGTGCTTTCCAAACCAAGACTAAAACCACCAATGCCAGAAAATAAATCAAGTACATTCACAGATCCCCATCTTTTCTTAAACCATTTAATGGATCTTTAAGTTTTTCGTTTTCTTCCTTTAATTTCTTATTTTCAATACGCAGCTCGCCATTTAACTTTTGGTGGCCATCATTAATAGTTTTAAGATTATCGTAGCTTTCTTGGAGGCGATCTATTTCTTTTTTTAAATCTGAAATTGTATTATTTTGATTTTTTATAAATTTTTCTTGTTCTATTTTTATTTCATTCTCGTATGTTTTATCTTCATTACTCATACACATTCCTCTTTTTCAAACTTATCTCCTAGATACTCTATTTTTGATACGTCATTAGATGGGTGGTTATAATCACAACAGCCAGCAGCAAAATGCATTGGATAATCGTTTACATAAACCATATAAACTTTACAAAATTTTTCAAATTCTGGTGGCCAGTTCTCATCTGCTTGTGCATTAAAACTAAACAAAACTAAAAATAAAATTAAATATTTCATACTTCATTACCCCAACAATCCCAGCCTGGCGTTTTTTGTCTAGCAAATAGCTCTATCCGTGGAAGATCTCCACAAAGCTCAATAATTCTGTCTCTTACACAATCTGGCTTTCTTGAATGTTCTCTAATTTTATCTAAAACAACTTGATGAACACTAGAGGATATTTTTTTAGGTTTTCCTCTTGTCGCTAACAAACAAATTTCGTTATTAGCTCTAGTCCAATAACCCATACCCCAAAATAAACTATCTGATTTTTTATTTTTTTTTATCCAACTAAATCCACAAGTTTTATAAACAAAACCCCATTTTTCTATTGTTTTAATACAATCAATTAATTTAGGATATGTAACCCAAATAAATAATATAGAATTTTCAGCAGTTATATTTTGAATTGGAAGATCCCAAATTTCCTCCATAGACATTGTTTTATACTTACCTTTAACATTTCTACTTGCTCCCTCTCCCCAATTTTCATAATTCCATGGAGGATCCGCATAAATAATATTGTATTTTTTATTAGGTAAATTCATTTAAAAGTTATCTCCGTTACTTCTTGCACCCAGGAAGCGGGTATAGTGTTAGTGTTACCTACTGTAATTGATTGATCTTCGGGATCGATTGTGTAATCGGCAAAGATGGTAACTTTTGATTTTGTTTGGATGAGCTTATAACCCACCGAATAAGCGATAGCGGGTTCAAGTTTGGCTGCTTTGTCGATTGACATCCAGCTGTTATCAGCAAGACAATCAAGCCACTTAACTTCAACCAACGGGTAATCATTTATATTTCCATGCAATTTCTGTTTTTTTTTATTCATAAAAACTTGACGGCTGTACCTTGCCATTTGTTTTTTGTTTAATGATTGCCATCCAATTTCGACCCGGTATTCTGGATCCCTTGCACCACCTAAAAGTAGTTGTTGCTGAAGAAACCCCAGTTATTCCAATCAAATCTGCTAGTTTTTTGTAAGATAAGCCTTTGCTTATTCTAAATTTTTCTAATCCCATGCGTTGTCAATATGGAAATATAACCTTATTGGCAATACACTTAACCCAATATGTTGTGTTTATACCACCATGTATCCACAAGCACTCCAAGTTGTAAATTTTATTACCAAAATCAAATATGTAATTGACATATAAATTAATAGTTATTACGTTGCCAGTATGGTAAATAATATTTCAAAATTAAACCAAACTAAAAAGTCTGACATGAATTTTTTAAAAGAAAAAATTACTCAAGTTGGAATTTCACAAAAAGATCTTGCTAACAAATTACATAAAAATATTGTTACAGTTAATCGTTGGGTTAATGAAGAAAGACAAATTACACCAGAGAATGCTATTGAGATTGCAAAAATATTAAAATGCGATCCAGCTGCAATATTGTTTCCACCTAAAAAATTAAACTCAATACAACTTCATTCTTACACCGATGATAGTTTTATGGTTAAAGATTTAACTAAAAGATATTATCAAGATGTTGTTATACCAGGTGGTTTTTACACGCCAGAGACAAAAGCAGTTAAGTTTTACAAAATAGGAAGCCAACACCACGAAGAAATATTATTGTTTGAAAGAGTAGGAACTAAAAATGATTACGAAGGTTTTCACGAAGATAGTATTAATAAAATTTGTTATTTAGAGCCAAATGAAAAAAAGAAAAAAGAAGGTTGCGCACAAATTATTGCTTTGGTTAAAATTAATGAAACTACACCTAACTACACTTTAGATTTATTACACCCTAAAACTTTAAAACCTTTTAATGATTTATCAGTAGGTATAAATCCAGATTGGATTAAAGTTTCAGCTCCAAGAAAAATGATATTTGCACCAAAGTTTAATACTAACCTTTAGTTATCCCCAACTTACACACCCATAGATAGAAACTAAATTGGTAAACTGTTTGCCAATAAGACTAATTTTGTTTACCAATTGTTCCATTAAAGTTTAGTTGATATGGATAATGATAATTTTTTAGACGATATAAAAGATCTACCAGAGTGGGTAGAGTTATATAAATTAAACCATTGGTCGCCATCGCAGCTTAATGCAGCGGATGATATATGGAGTTATAAATATTTATACTTAACCCAAGAACAACGTAGAGCTTTACCAATAAATTCTAAAATGTTTTCTGGTGTTTGTATTGGAGATCTAGCTCAATTAGTATTTGGTAATTTTTTATGGCAGCATGAAGTAGGTAAAGGATTAGTTAAAAAAGAGATCCCACCACAAAGAAAAGTTTTTGATAAAATTATTGATAAATTTAATTTATATGAAGCAGTAGATGATAACGATGCAGCTCAACACGATGTTAATCGATTAGGTTTAGCCAAAGCATTCCAAACATTAAAAACTGGATTAAAAGAAATTAATTTAACTTCCCCTATTGAATGTGAAAGATCTGTGGCTTTAACTTTAGATGGTTGCATACTTCCAACGATAGGTAGAATAGATCTGGAAAATGAAAAAAATTTTGTAGAACTTAAAACTAAATGGCGTAAAAAAAATAGACCCAGAAAAGATGGTACATCTAATTATTCTTTACCCAAGATAGATGAAGGTTATTTAGGTTTTGATGAGCATTTAAGTCAAGTTGCTTTTTATTATTTTGCTTGTGAAGAAAAAAAGAAACCTCATTTGTTTGTAATGAATGAAGAAAATTTTAATATTTTTACATCAGAAAATTGCGATGATTTAAAACCAGAAAATTTAAAAAAACATCTTAATAGATTGACCATGGTAGCCAAGCGTAGAGAAAGAGTAATGGAAAATCACGCTGGTAAAACTACTTGGCATCAAGATATAGCTCCAGACTTTAACCACTTTTTTTGGAAAGGTATGGGAGAACACAGAGATATTGCAATGAAACTATGGGGGTTAGCTTGAAAGAAATTAAACCAGATCCATTAGTTATGAATTTACAGCCATGGCTGCTGAACCGACATTTAGCGAAACCAAAAAA